CCTACGTTTGTAGCTGTAGACAACCGCAGATCATTGCCAGAGCTTAACAGATCAAAGCGACCTGTTGAACGAGCATCAAAATATGTTCCATTCCATTCAATGTAAGCATCGTTGCTATCACCAAAACGCATTCTGTCGCCATCGCCAAGATCAATCGTCTGAGCTGTTGCGCTGTCTACAGTAATCGTTGTGCCGCTAACCGTTAAGTTACCCTGGATCGTTAGATCTCCGGTCATGGTATCGCCAGACTTAGAAACCTTTGCGGATATCGTCGCAATGTTGGACGCAACAGTATTTACATCAGCAATGTTAGTTGCAACCGTTCCAATATCAGTACCATCGGCAGCAACAGTTGTCACATCACTGCTAATTCCGGCCACTGTCGTTACGTCCGAGCTTATCCCGGCAACAGTCGTTACATTCGCAGAAACACCAGCTACCGTTGTGATGTTAGAGTTATTACCCGCAACAGTGTTTATGTTTGTGGTATTACCCGCCACCGTTGTGATGTTGCTATCGATCCCGGCAACCGTATTTACATTGCTAATAGATCCAGCAACCGTACCGATATCAGTAGCATCCGCCGCAACAGCATTGATGTTTGATGTATTCCCCGCAACCGTTGTGACATTTGAGCTGATCCCCGCAACAGTGCTTACGTTCGATGAGATCCCGGCCACAGTTTGTATTGCATCAGTGGCGTCCGTGCCATCCTCGATGTCGGCAAGCGTAGCAATATCCGCTGTGATTGATGCTAGAGAAGAAACATCCGCTATTGTTGGACCAACCTCCGGATCACCAGATGTCGCATTGAAACCCAGGACTGTGCCTTTGCGGTTATCTTTGGTCGGCAGCTCAAGATCTGTGTAAACATCTCCTGGGTTTGTTTTGATTGTGCGCCCAACTTTCTCGTCAAGCTGTTGAGTCATAATCACTAGGCTATCAAGCTGTTCATTCAAACTCGATGCCAAGAGATCCCCGGCTGTTACAAAGTCTGTTGTTCTGGATAAATCCCGACCACCGATGATTGTCAGAACGTCAGAGGAAATAAGAGCTTGCCCCGCAACCAGGGTAATCGATCCCGTTCCATTTGCGTTTGTCGTAACGCTGTAATGTGTTGTGAGTGTGAGTAGTGTTGTGTTTTTATAAACAGCGATATCCTCATCAGCGAGGATGTTGAACGTAAAGGCAAACGGCCCAGTTCCAGTATTGCCTGTGAACTGAACCCTACGAGTAACCGGGTTGATTGCGATATCGGCCATCTATATGCTCCGTTTGTTTATCCGGTTTATACCAGATGTTGATTAATTACCCAAGATATTTTCAATATCCGGTCTGCGCTCGGGAAGCATCTTACCAGGTTCCCACCAGAAATCCTGTCCATACTCTCGAGCATACTTGCGCTTCATTCTGCGTATCTTCTTACCCGCATCCGGGTCTGCCCACAATTTAGCCTGGTCAAACACCATGCGCTCCAAGCCCAGGCGCATGTACCAAAGCGATGCACCAGGCGTGTATCGTTGCGCAAAGCTAATCATTTCACTAGCGATCTTTGTATCCTCGCCCTGGGCTGCCTCGATCACGTTACCGATTGTTAGCTTGCGAAGATCATTAGCAAAGCCCACGACCGGGCCAGCGATTGTTTCCGCCAAGCCTCGATCAAAGCGGTTTAGATCTGAAAACAAGAAGTCCCCATAAATCCCCAGGCCACCGCCCTGCATGAACGCAGCGCCCCAGAACTCCGGATCATCCATTGATCGAGGATCTCGACCCTTTGCCATTTCTTTAAGCTGTAGAGCCAGGGCGCCCATGATTGTTGTGCTGATTAGTAGATCTGCAAAGTAACGTCCTTTGCCCTTCGCCCCTGGTGTTGCCGCCCCACGCATGATGTGGGTGTTCACCAGGGTAACGCCAAAGTTTTTATACATGGCGAACGAACGGACCATTTCACCGCCAATCGAACCAGGTGGGAGATCCCCGGTCAATGCCGCTCGGCCGCGAACAGATGTCGATGGAACCGCAAAGTTTGTTTCTGTCTCGACCATCCGCATGATGTCTGTCGCTAATTCCCTGGCAAGCCGGGGATCGATGTCTGTGCGGAACTCAACGTCCTCGGCGCGTAGAAACTTAGCGCCTTTATAGTCGTATAGCTCAGTGGTCCGGATGATGTCCCATCGATCACTGTTGATATTGTAGCGCTCCATAGCCTTGCGGAACATCGGATCTAGCTCATCGAAGGATTTGCCCACGTTATCGGCCAGGCTTCCCAGGAACTCCATGCCAAACGCCCAGCGCCCGGCTTGTGTCATTGGCGAAAGAAGCGATGCCCTCATCACAAAGTCTGCGATCCGGCGCGTTACCTCTGGCCCAGAGATATCCCCTGTATAGCGCATCTGTGCCGCCGCCAGGGTAGACCAACCCTCTGCGGTTAGTCCCAGGCGAACTGCAAGCCTTCCCTTTTCCTCTGCACCCAGGGGCGACAATAGCTTGAGATACTGCATCATGGTTTTGGTTTGCGGCAAACCGTTCATGCGCCGTGCAATGCGGTTGAAGTTTACATCGGTGATTGCTGAGATCGCCGCTGCCCCTAGTTGTGCGGATTGTAAGATCTGCCTGGTGCCAGCAAATGTTGTTGCCCAGAAGCGATTGACCGGGGTGTTATGTGTCCCCTGGAGAATGTTATAAAGCTCATCCACCTTTTTATTTGTGGATCTTGCTGCACTCTCGGCTGCATCCTCACCCGCCGCTGATTTAGCCAGGGTTTGTTTGATAAAGTTCTTGGTCGCCATTGGGTTTGGCCCCAGGCGTTCCATGAAGGCAATGTCCCTGGACATGTTGCTGATATGGCCCATCATCACATCGAACGGGTTATCATTGCCAAATTTCTCCTGGTACTCCATCCAGCCATCCGCGTTCTTAAACACCAGGAAGCGATGGTCTGCGTTTCGATTAGCCAGGGATTTACCCCCTGTTGGCTGACCGCCTGGTTTGATCTTGCTCATGCCATCAGTGCGGATTGTCTCGTAAACATCCTTTAAAACAAGCCCAAGCTTTTCCGAGGAAAAGTGTAGCCCGGTTTCCATGTCTTTCATTTTGTCCAGGTCAAGACGCGATGAGATAAAGTCGCGCCATTCCTCAAAGCTTGCCTCACGCACCTTCACTGTGCTGTGTTGCTGTGGAAGCCCCCAATCGGTACGCTTTGGGATTGCGCCCCCGGCGGCATTGAAACGCTTGCGCAGATACTCGGACGCTTCTTTCCAGGCTAATGATAGCTCCCTGGCAGATGCATCCCCGGTGCTTTCGCCAAACACCTCTTTAATCATGTTGTTTAGCTGGGCTTTGTTTCTTACCCGGCCAACTAGATCCCGGCGGAATGTCGCCAGGAACTTGTCCATCTTACGGGTTGCGCTGCGCTCGATGGTTGCCTGGAGCTGCACAATGCTTGTGTGCTTAGACGTTGCGTCTTGCTCGAAGAATGCCAGGGCCGCCTTGTTCATGTCCTGTTGCCCGGTGATCGTGCGATAGTTCTGCATGTCCAGGGTGATCTTTTTCCAGGTCTGAGCTTGCAACATTGCCTGGCGTTTGCGCTCGATTGACTTCTTGCGCACCGCTGCCGCTGCATCGATCCCTGCTTTTGTCTCCGCCGGACCTGGACCTAGCTGCTTATTGTACTGATCCACCAGATCATCGAACAAGTTTGCGTATTCATCCGCTTGTTCCTGGGAGATCTCGCCAGCCGCTACGCCATCCTCGACACATTTCTTAAACGTACTCATAGACCACATACTCCCAGGCGATTGATTAGTGCATCCTCTGCATCAATATCTGACTTGATATCACGCAATGTTTTTGTGACAGCCTCATTTTCCAAGGTTTTCTCATTAAACCTAGTGCCTAAAGGTATTTCTAGATCAAAGTCCTCGGGCTTGATATCATCTGTGATATCGGTTAAAAGATCAGTAGGAGTATCATCTATGTCAGACACTTTTCTAGTTTCCTGGGACGGACGCCCAGCGATCTCTTTTTCACCCTCAGAAGCCCTGGCAATACTTACCCCAGGCGGTTCCTGGACTGCCGTTGACGGTCTCGATGTCCGTAACTCTGGGCGTGTAATTGCAGATGAAAGCGCTTTTATGTCTACATTTGAAAGTACCTTTGGGCCTTTCTCCATACCGACTAGCTTTGCAAACGAAGGATCTTCTTCGGACAAGGCTTTCGAATAGATCTCTCTCTGCTCTTTCTCAAGGCGCGCAAATTCTTCGGGATCTTTAGTCATACGCTGTTGTTCGTATAGCTTATGACCCTTTGTGTTCTTTGCCTCGATCAGCTTTGGCGACCAGATCTGCACCTCTGAAACAATCCCGTTTGGTGTACGCACCAAGATTTTGCGGTCAAAGTATCCGGCGAGTGTGACGCCCCAGCCTTCATCCAGGATCTCTGCATTCTGCGCCAGGCGCTCTGCAATCGCATCAGCATCCGAAGCTTTGTTAATAACAAAACCAGCTCTGGAGATATCTGTCATTTCCCTGGCAGATGCATAACTCTTGCGCTGCATCTTCTCTTTTGCGGTCTCGATCTTCTTTAGACCCGGGTTTTTAAACTTAATCCCCAGGTCTGCCTCGAGGCTCTTACCAATGTTTGCAATAAAATCTTGGGATTCCTGGGCGATCTTGAAGATATCATCAACCGTTTCGACGGGCTGCCGATCTTTTAATGAACGCTCAACAGGTTTGATCTCTGTAACTTCCTCGAGTGTGCGGAATGTATCCAGGACCATTTGATCCACTTGGGCCTCTGCCGCTGGACCTGTTGGCTCATCGAACCCCTCTAGGGTTGGCTCGTCCTCAACCGCGACTGCGCGGCTTTGCGGCGCAACATCGACAGCGCGTCCAACATCGCCAGTTGCCGCCCTATCAAAATCGCCTCGTTCAACTCCTCGTCTGACAGCTTCGGCGAAGTTTCGGGCTGCGGCTGCATATCCCTGGTCCTTTGCTTCTCTGGCTGCGGCTGAGAGGTCGTCGCTAAGGGTTCCTTTGCGGTTTGCAAGGGCTTGGAGTAACGTGATCGCTTGGCCATCTTGGTCGGCCCTCCTTTGGTTTTGATCCTTGGCAAGCTTGTTTCCCTCGGCCTCGATACGCTCTGCGTTTCTGCTTAGGTTCTCAAACGATGCCTTGTCTGCGCGTAATAACTTTACTGTGCGATCCAGGACTTTCGCGCGTTCAGTGTATAGGCTTGTAGCTACATCCTCATCACCAAACAACGATACCTGGGTTTCTTTCACCATGTCAGTCTCGCGCACCTGGCGAACAATCGCCTCTGCCTGGAATGCGTTTGATGGATCTGACTTCGATAATACTTTGATTGCGGCTTGCTGTAGCTCGGGATCATCGATCAAACGACCAACGATTGCGCCATAGTTTGCCGGGATAACCTGGTTTACGATTGCACCGAATGCATCATCGGTAAGATTTACCAGGTCTTTTGCCTGGCGTACCAGGACAGATTGCGGAGGAAGCTCTGAGATCCGCCCAGGCTCTACACGCAAAACCTTGGCCGCATCAATCACTGTACCCGTTCCCTGGGCAATGTTGGCCACCGCTGCAATGACACGGGCCTTCTCTGCGCTTATATCGTCGGTCTCACGCAGCTTGTACCCGATCAGGCTAATATCCTGGTCTGGCTTTTGATCCATGATTCTACGGGCTAGTCCGGCCCTCTGGTGGCCATCTGCAATGAATACTTTGCCCTGAGCATCTTCCCAGAAGATAACTGTCCCCGCTTTTACGGGATCCCACTCTGTGACGCCTTGCAGCCGCTCGGTCACGCCATACTCGTCACCGCCTTCTTTGAACTGGAACCGCTTGGCATCGATTGTCACATCCCGCGCTGGGATCTTAAACATCACACCGTCTAGGTTATCTGCAGCCGCCTGGATCATTTCCGGGGTTGGCTCGATGGTCGGCTCATCAGTCATGGCCGGGGCATTGTTATTCTCGACCGCTGATTCCGCGCTTGCCGCTCGAGACTCATGCTCGGCCTGTGCCTCTGGCTGTTTTGCATTTTGGAACGGATTGTCTGCTTCTAGTTCTTCCGCTGATTCCGCCAAGCTTGCCAGGGCTTCACTATCTTTATTTGCCTTACCAGATTTGAATAAAGCGTTGTAACCAGACTTTGCCCCATCCATCGATATCTTGACGCCAACACCAATCCCAGCGCTTGCTACCGCGTTAATGCTGACGTTCTTTAAAAAATCCTGGTAAGTATAATCTAGCCCTTGTTTCTTATACCAATCAGAAACCCCGGCCTCGGCCATAGCGCCAACTCCGGCACCAATCGCTGCCTCTGTAAATGCTAGACGCCAAACTGTAGGTGCATGTTTAAAGGCAAACGCCAATCCAAATGCGTTAGCTGGATCAGGTGCGACACCAACAACACTGCCAGTGAAAGATCCTAGAGTAGCCGAAAACCCTTCACCCCTGGATGCAATCTCTGTTGCATACTCTCGAGCTGCGGTTGCGCGATCCAGCGCGGTTTGTTCTAAGCTTTCTAGGGTTATGCCCTTTAGGTGATCGGGCAAGCTTTCTTGGTTCTTTTCCATAAAGTCCAGGATAATCCTAGAATAAGTATCATATTCCTGATCGATTGTGCCTCTTGTTGAACTTACACCAAGGCCAACTCCAAGCTTTTCACCTGGACTAATGAAATTGTTGCCAGCTCTAGAATAGCCTACCGGAGCTTGACCCGGGAATGCATCATTAAGTTCCTCTACAATCGGATCCCACAATTCTTTTAGGATCAATTCTCTGCTTTGAGATTGGTCATTCAGCTTTGCGTTTTCCCTGGCCGCTGCAAAGTTTTCAGCAAAACCAGTTAATGGCTTTGTAATAACCTGGACATTCCCAAGATCATAAGCATCTGATCGATCAAACTGGATCATGGGTTTTCCTTCTCCCAATCACTAAATGATTTATTATATCCCGTTAATAGAGATTGGACATAATCAAGATACCGATCATCAGAGATATTATCTCGGGCTGTACTCATAAGCGGTTGAACGCGATCTCTAAATTCATCTCCAGAAACGCCAGCATCCTTAATCATTTTGTTAAGCTTGCCTCGTTGCGCTCTCGATACCATTTTCGCCTCTGGGAACTCTGGGCGTTGCGTCATACCGGGAGCGGGTATCGGACCAGGTAGGTCCGGGGCATCAACAGTCATAGGTTGTGCTGGTTGTGCGGTAGCCTGGGCTTCCATTGCAGCAAACGGCTGGGGAGCAATTAGCATACTGTCTTTTAGCGTCATCATGTTAAACACTACGGGGTTGCCATCATTGTCGCCCAAAACAGACAATCCTTGATTGCCATATGCAATAACGTACTTGTTGCCGCCTATGTTTCTAAATCCAAAACTATCGTTGCCCTGGACGCCTTGAGCCAAAAACTCATCTATCTTTTGACCTGTGGCCTTCTCGACGCCGCCAGCGTTAAAGTTTTCTAAGATAAAGTTTAGGTCGTTCCCGGTCATTGATGGGGGAATAAATGTAGGCTTGCCGCGAATTTGCTGCACCCCGCCAAATTCTTGACCATTTACCTCTCGATATCCCGCCGCTAATTGCAAGGCTTCTTCATAGAGCGCAGTGTCTAAATCTTCTGCATTTGTTCCATAGACAGCGCCAGAAACGCCACGTTGCTCTGATAGCTCGAGATAGATCGCTTTTGCTACGCCCTTAATTGCTTGTGCATGTTTTGGCGTTGTAATCGCTTGACCAAACAAACCTCGATAAACTGGATCTGTTTTTGCATCCGTGAAGTACATTGGCTTTTGGCCAGCTTTAATTCTGTCAAACCCGGCCACCGCTAAGTTAGCCGCTCGAGTAGATCCAGCATTTACCAGGCCACCAACTAAGGCAAGCTCTGGGCTGTAGTCTGCAATGTCCGTTAGAACTTGGCCAGAGGCTTCCCCAAAATCGGCAAGCGCTCCTAAGATTTGCAGCTTTGTGTTGCCCTCTGATTGTTGTAGCGCAAGGCCAATAGTTCGAGCCTCATCAGCAAATAATAGTTTAGGAGCGGCCAATCCGTAATGACGTTGAACAGTTGCAGCCGCCAAAGCTCTTTCTTCCAGAGCCGCATCATCTATAGCAAGCGCTCCGTTTTCATCTTGCGTAACAAACGATTTGCGCTCGATAAACCCAACACGCTCTGCATAACCCATAGGATCTTGCGCAAGTTGTGTGCGCATGTTGGTCAGAAACTTAGAAGCTTGCTCGTATCTCTTGACTTCGATTGCCGTATCCATAACGCCATCAGCGCCATCTTGCAGATCGACAACCATTGCCTCGACTTCGCTAAGTGATGCACCGCGTAGCTGAGAAAAGAATAGTTCGCTCTCTTGTAGCTGATTGGACGCGCCCAGGGCTGCACCGCCATCGAACTCAGCAACATCATTCGCCTTGTCCCGCAAGCTTGCCATAACATCCTGGCTAACACGGCCACCGCTTTCCAGTATATCCTCGAGATCATCGACCTTGTTCACGACAAAATCTGATTGGGATTTTAAAGCCGATAGATTGCGATTGTACTCTGGACGCAATAATCCATTTACAAAGCGAACACTCTTTTCGTAATCCATGCCAGGCAAAGTTGTTTTGCCCTCCATGATCGAATTTATTACCTGACGTTTTTCTTCGATGGGCTTTTGATTGTAATCAAATAAAAAGTTTTCTTTGTAAGCTTTTTCCTTAATATCGTCTGACCAGGCTTCGACCAACTCCGGTTTCACACCTAGATCGATCAGCGTTTGCTCACCCTTTGCGATATCATCATCGATTGCTTGCGTAGTGTAACCAGGGACAACCGCGTTACCCAGGATAAACTCGGCCTCATTTGCCGCGACATTGTTCTGTTTAATCTTTTGTTGTTTGGCGATCTCGCCTGTCCACCACTTAGAATAACGCAGCTCGGCCTTGCCTGTCGCCTCTTGTAACTGTGTGCGTAGCAATCCGGCAGATACGGGATCGATGTTAGATAGTGCCGCCGGGAAACCATCAGAGACATCTTTCAACTTTGCCTGGATAGCGCTGTACGATTGCTTGTTTGCCTGGCCCTGGTCCAGGATCTTTGTGATCTCTAGCTCGGCCTCTGTGCGGATCTCCGCCACCGCAACACGGTTTGCGGCCTCATATGCTGTACGTTCTTGTAGACCTCGAGGACCGCCCTGGGCTTGTAGCTCCTCCAGGATTGGCTGCGCTCCTTCTGCACGAACGCGCTCTAGCCCGGTCTGAACCGCCTCCCGCTCGGCGCTTTTATAAAGAAAACCAGACATCTGATCGAATGCCCTGGTGATTGCCTGGCTTGTCTGGGCCTGACCACGAAACCCAGCGTAATCGATGCTTTGAGGCTGCCGCGCTCGAACCCCTAATCTTTGATATCGTGGTATTCTGCCCATCTTTTACAACCTTATAATTGCCCGAACATAAATATGCCTTGCGCCACTGTGCCTAACGCATTGACTTGCCCGGTTTCTTTTGCGGCCTGTCCAGCCAATCTGTATTGGTGCGCCTGGGATGCCGCCTGGCCTTCTGCCGTAATCGCGTTGTCCTGGGCCTGGTGATATTCTCTAGCACCTTCCGCCATGCCAAACAAAGCCGTTGTCGCCGCAGATCCAGATGTTGCTGAAACATTCCCAGCACTCACTCGAGCGATGATTGCCGCCAGGTTTTCATTTAAATTTCTCAAAACATCTGCGCCTTGTTGCTTGTATGCAATCGCTTCGGAGCGTCCTTTCATCAATGCATCAGCCGCTTGCGCGTCATATGCTGCCTGTTGCTGCCGACCCGCTCGAGCTTGAGACATCGCGCTCATTGCAGTTGTTGCCAGGAAAAGAGGCGCTGCGATTGGTTGTAATGCTGCCATGTCTTAGTTCCCCACACTGAGTTTGTATTCCAAGCCCAAGACAGTCATGGGAAGCGGAACATTCTGTGTTATCGTAATCTGTCCAGTTTTCGTATAGCCAAGCATACCATGCGTAGTTTTTACGCCCGTAAATGCCTCGATTGCTGAATCCAAGACGCCTTCACCGAAGTTTCTGAATGAAACTTGCTTGCTGTTGATAACAAGATCCTTTGTTTCATTAACAAGCGCATCGACTTGGACAATTCGTTTTTGAACGCCTTGGACGGTTCCAGTATTCAATCTAGGCTCAACGGGCATTGTTTTTGCTCGAACAGTGTAATCCAATCCTAGTGCATATGATGATGTTGCATCTGTGGGCAAATCCATGCGGCCAGTGTGATCCGCAACCGTATCATCGCCAACAATTCCATCGCGGATATATTTAACAGCTCGATCACGCAAGCCGGATTCAGTAACAGTCCCAGAGGTTGATGTTCCCGTTACAGCACGATCTAAGGTTATATTTGGGTTGAACTTTTGAATATGGTATTCGTATTTGATATAATCGCTTACCCAAGTTTCTCCCGCCTCATACGCTACCCAGAAAGCTTTTTGGAACTCAAGTATCCGATTATAGATATATTCAACATCATTAGTGATAGTTATCGTGATAATACTAGAGATAACTTGTAGTTGAGTTACCACGCCACTTCCGTTGAAGGTTACAACTAAAGTTCCACTACCGTATGAATCCCAAAAAGCAGCATCTAAAGAACCGACCACTTGGTTTCTGCCAAGATCAGCTCTTGGGTATAAACCGCCACCAGTATCAACTTGCTCAAGCAACCAGGCATATACACCGCCATCGTCTGCATCTTTGACCCCATCGGCAATGTCTTTGATCGCCTTAGCCAATCCATCAGTTAAATTCCAATCAATGATTGGCGCTTTGACAGCGGCATAGACTTCTGTGTTTTCTACTGCTACTGCAATGAAGTCCCCGTCTGTTGTGAACTTGCTGGGAGATATCACGTTTTGACCGACCAAGATTGAATAGCAAGTCATAGATCCATCATCACCATTCACAACGAAAATCTTATCGGCTTCGTCTGTTGACGTTGACCTCCGGGCCGCAAGATCTACAGGATTTTTTATTAAGTGAGATGATAGAACAGATATTTGTTGGATCTGATACGCTCTTGTATTTGATCCAAACTGGAACGCATTTAAAGATTTACCTTGGCGTTGAACAAAGATTGAAGCCCCATTTAAATCCTCAACGGGGACACCTGGCTTTGATCCTTGGCGCGTTTGTGGCCGTACAAGAAAGTTAGAAGGCGTTACCGGACTATCCTCTGACTGAATAACCACAAATTCCCCGCCAGTAGTAAAGATCCGTAAGTCGGCCGATGCAACGATGTTTACGATGCTGTTGAGCTGATTGGTGTTGATCGTGGCTTCTACGCCCTCATCATCCAAGCCAGTACCGGGATCGAAGTTAAAGTAATCTATAACCCGAGATCCCCAGACAGTATTGGGCCGGGACTTAGATCCGCCGAAGTACAAGCGACCCTCATGGAATGTTGCTGATCGAGGCCACCCCCTGGTGGTTGACCAGACATCCTCATACCCGTGTTCGCTTTCCCATTCCCCGGCAACAACGGCATTGCTATCGAAGAAAGGAACCTCGACAACAGCTTTCATTACTGTGGAGCTAGTAAACTCAACGTATCTTGCGCGGCCAAAGGTGCTTGTGACTTGGGCATATTCTCCCACCGCACTCTCCGCAAAGGCTTCTACCTTATATCCGGTTGTATTGTCTGGCGCTGTATCCCACGCTGGATAGACCGTTAGTACCTTGGTTGATGCAACATAGTCCTCAACATGGCGCGTTTGGCCCGATCCAGTACCGGATGTTAAGGTAATGAACATTCCATTAGGATCATCATCAGATGTGTAGCTTGTTGCAGCTTTGAGCGTAATGGTATCAGCTCCACCAGCCTGGGCAGTACCAGTGTCAGTTGTTACGGCAGATGCAGTAATCGTAATGTTGCCATCAACAGCGCTAGGCGTAATTGTAAAGTTTGGTTGATGTGTATCAAACGCATAAGCATACTGTGGCAAGTTGGTCAGTGGTAAGTTTTCCAGGGTCCAGCTTGTATCAGTATTTCGCACCAGGCGTTTTGTTTGCAGATCTTCGTGGCAAAGAATAAGTGTATCAACAGCCTGGGTATATTCTAGCTCATCGAGCATTGCCGCAGTAATATCTGAGGCAGTAATGTAATCGTTCCCAGATCCGTTTATGTTTGTCTGTAGTGTTCCGCCCTTAAACACATAGATACGGCCATCTACAAAGACCAAAAGATAGCTATCATTAACGCTAAACTCAAACGGGATAAGCTTCACCTCTGTAAAGGTTTCTCCCAGGTTATAGATAAATTCTAGGCCATCCCTGCGCTTTAGGCCGCCTTGAGGCTGCACGATGACGTTCAGCGCTTCCTCGAGAGCGTTCTGATACTGTTCGAGATCTGTACGCGCTCTAAGTAGTGGGTCCAGTTCACCAACCGAGAAGTTTGTTTGAAACTGTGTAACGCGCATTTAGCTTCTCACTTCAACTAGCGAATAATCCTCAACGATCTGTGTTGCCTGGCCACGGCCATCGATGTTCATTGCTTTACGCATTTCACCGCCGCGTCCATTTTCACCAGGGTTTCCGTATGCTTTTGCATAGAAGTATTCTGCCTTAGACCCCTGATCTGTTATGACAATGGCCAATTCAGATGCCAGAGCAAACTTTAATAGCTGCACAAAGTAAGGCGGCATTTTGCTTTCTGTTACCGTTTGCTGATAATCAATATAAACGGTTTCCATGTTGGTATAGAGCTGATCGCCATATATCTCCCAGCCATAGCGCCGGGGGCGTTCAGTAGTCCCGCTTGTTTCAAAGACAGCTAGAACACCGGAAAGCATATCTCCAGGAAGTTGATAGGCATACTGCCATTCATTTGTTGGGGCAGTGGATAATCTGGATATCTGCGACTTAGTGATTGACCAAGACCAAATATATGAGCTTAGTATTGAATCTCTGATATCTGGGTAAAGTCGGCCACACACCAATGCGGCGTCAGTGCCTTCCGTAAAAGACGAAATAGGGGAAGCGCCCAAGAGGACTAAAGCATCCGAACAAATTGAAACGTCAGTATCACCAGTTGCCATTGTAACCCTCCAGGTAAGTGTGAGGGGCCAGTTGCCCAGCCCCTCGGAGTATTAGTCTGTGTCGGTTGCGGCTAGTGTTGTTCCGTCAGCAACGTCTACAACACCGCTTGCATTTGATAGAACTTGCGTCAGAGTGCTAACGCGAGTGCCACCAGTAGATGTAACACAATAGATCAAGTCACCGACTGCCAGAGTATCTGACAAGTCGTTGAAGTAACCCGCTGTGTTTACAGTCGCAATGGTGTCTGCCGTTTGATAGGAGTAAATAGAAGGCGCAGAGCCTTTCTTAGATGCTCCAATGGTTGCAAAACCTGTTTTATCGAAAGCCATTGTTCAGTCTCCTTATTCAGTACATGAGATCTTGACGATGCCTTCGTCGTCGATCGCAACCGCACCCGCTGAGAACATTGAACTTACTAGGAACGATGTTTTCTCTGGGATGTAGTTTACTTCTGACTTCTGAGACATTGATTCAGCATAACCCATTGAGTCCTGGTGCCATGCAAAACATGTGCGTGTAGATGGTTTTGGAACACCACCCTCGTCACGATCACCCATTGTGATGATGTTGAAGCCCATGAACGAGTTGATCTCGCCACGAACAAGCGCTTTTACTGTGGCGAAGTCAGCGGATGTAACCTCTGTCTCGCCTAGTAGAGCGTCAAGCTGTGATGAGTGCATCAGCAAATGACGACCTTCCGCTGGGACATTGTTGTCGTTCAGCGCTTTTGCCGCCGCGCGTAGCTTCTCGATGTTCATGTTTGACGCCGCGCCACCAACAGATGTTGCCACTGTGGATGGTGAAGATGCTGCGTCCAACGCATCGATGCAAAGCTGGTCCATACGACGAGCGATTGATTTAGATACAACCTGAACCAACTCACGGCGCTCATCAAAGTTCACATGTGATTGGTGGAAGATATCTGAATATTCAGCCGCAATGTAATCTGTCATTGTTGCTGTTACTTGTGAGTAAGTCACGTTCAACGGGGTAACGTCTGTTTGTGGAACGCGAACTGTTGCAACACCTTTACCGATTTTCGGGAATTTTACAGTGTTGCCTTGGACACCTGAGCGTGTACGCATGGTGCCGCGAAGTAGGGCTTCGCCCTGATATGCCTGTTTAACTTCTTCATCAAAGAGAGTTACAAAGGCGTTAGTAATACTCTGCGCCATAGCAGAAGCCTCCTATAGAGTTTCCATTAAAACGCTTACTGTTGGCCGATGTATCTCGGGCAGTCTGCTTGCGCGAATGTGGCCGCGCCCACCACTGGTTTACCAGATCTACGGGCCGCGCAGCGGTTAGCCGTTACACCACATATACACGCAAGTCTGCCATATTGCAACAATATCTAGCTGTTGGCCGCAGCCCATTGTTGTTCGATCTTTGTGCGCCACACTGGATCAGTGGTCCATCGAGGGTCTGCGATAGCTTGGCGAAGGTCTTGGACATTCATTTCCGGCGTTGCAACAACGGGTTCTGTCGGGATGCCCTCATTAGTGTATCCTTGGATAAACTTAACCATTGCATTGATGCTGTCGGCATTGTTTAGGCCAATCGCCAGGGCTTCACGCTCCGCTTGGTTCAATGCTGCCTTAGTGATATGACGCTCGAGATAGGAGATCTTTTCCTGGGCTTTCGCGCCAAGCTTTTCCATTTCCCGTTGTTGGTCATATTGTATGGCTTGCTCTTGCTCCCCGGTCATTTCCAGGATGTTACCAGCCAATTCCTCAAACGCCTGTTGAGATATGCCATATTTCTGCGCCCACTCCTGATACGCCTGGACAGTCGGATCTTCCAGATCGAGACCTCGATCAACCAAATCCTCCATGTTGTAGCCATCTTCCGGAGCTTTATGTTTCCCGGCTTTGAAGGCTTTTTCCAGTTCGGCATAGCTTTTTGCAAGTTTTTCGACATCGGGTCCATCCTCATCCCAAAATTTCTGTGGATAATAATCAGGCCGCTCTAGCGGCATTTCATCATCAACATCATTAAAGGACGCATCCTCTTGCGGTTCATGGACCGGAATAGGCGCTTCTTCTTGTGTTGGCGCTTCTTCTTGTTGTTGAAAGCTGACAAGCCCTTCCTGGGGCGCTTCTGCTACTTGTGTCTCATCAGACATTGTTTGACCTTTCTACCCTGCGCTCGATCAAGCGAACAAGCTCGGCCATGCCAGTTCTGACATAACCGTGACTTGCATCCTCGCCTGGGAACCAGGATGGTTGTTCGATAGTTATCTGTCTCAGGTGACTTAACACCTTTTGACCTTCCTCAGATTTAAAGAGCCGACCATACAATAGATCGATCTCATCCGCCTTTGGCGGTTCAGCGAACGCTGGACTTAAACCTTCCCACCCTTCGACTGAACTCATTGCATTGCCTCCGCGATTTGCTCATCACCTGGCAATGCTTGTTGCTGTTGTGCCATCATCTGTTGCTGCATCTGCATCATCATCATTTGCTGTTCTTCCGCTGTGTTAAGAACGCGCTGATCGATACCCATCTTTTCAGCAATGAATGCAATGGCCTCTTGTGTATTGATCGCTGTCTGCCCCGCTGGACCCATAGCCTGGGCGATCTGCATAAAGTTTAGCACCTTGTTTACTTCTTCCATCTTTGGCGCTTCTGCCAATGGTGAAACAGGTGTTACCTTGATCTGAACGCCATTGACCTTGAGCGGTAGATCGATCAAGCCCTGGCGGTCCAAGACAAACAATATCCGCGCAATCAATGGGTTCATAATCTCTGTCATTAATCGACCAAACGCAGATCCCAGGTTTGTTGCCAGTTCTGCTTGGCGCTGGGCGATTTCCGTAGCTGATCGAGCCGACATTGTGTCTGGCGGCAAGGTATCATCCATCATCATTTTTTTGATGTTCACCCGTAGATCCTGGATCACAATCTGACTTGTGTTGAAGTCCCCGGCTCTAGGGAGAGGAGCCAGGGACGCACCCCCTGGGCCACCATTCCGAGCGACAGGAATGATTGCCCCTGGCTGTATCTTGATGTTTTGCGGATTGAGTACGCCATCATCCGCAGCAAGGAAAACACCAGAGATCGCCAAGCTTGCGTTCTTCAACACCAGCTCGAGGGTTTTGTTTAGCGTCTTGATATCCGCGATTGCGTCCACCAAAGGCCCACGGCCATAAACTTCCCCGGCTGTCTTGCTGTATCGCGCCACGATAAACGGGCTGGATTCCATTTCACGATAGACAAGCTCTTGGGATTTAGCTGGCCAAACGACATGATAATGATATCTGCCGCTCTCCTGATCGAAAATAATTGCATCGAATAAATCTAACTCCTCGCTTGGGCGACGAAGCATTGCGTCCTCAAGCTCAACACTCATCTGAATGTCTGGGAACTCACGTTGTATTGCTTCCGCTTTGATCCGCAGCTTGCGATAGACGTTATCGATAGTACCGTTTGCGCCTTCCTCGATGGCAACCAAGTATTGTGGGACCGCTGTAAAGCGAACGGGTGTAACTTCATCACCAGGCATCACCATCATTACGGCTGTGCCTACGCAGAGATCTAGTAGAAACTCACCCATTGCCAGGTCAAAGCTTGTCTGACGTAGCTGATCGAACATGATATCAACATATGCGTCCAGGATCTCTTGCGCTCGAGGGCGTTCTTGAGCTGGGATAGCCATTCCAGGCTCTAACTTGCACCAGTGACGATTGGGCGGGAATAGCCCAGCTTGCATTCGGTTTGCAAAGCGCTTAGTCGAGGACATGGCTGTAGAGTCAAAGACCCGCTGCATCTTGCTTTTACCTGGTGTTTTACCTTCCCAATATCCGCCATAAAGATTGCGCTGTGGCAGGGCGTATTCGTAACAATCTTCATAGATTGTGCGCCATTCATCTTTTCGCGCTTGTGCCTTGGCTTCGCGCTGCATCACTTCTTTTACGTTTAGCTTAGGCATTCTGATTCCTCTTACTTATGGCAGCGGCTTTCTTTCGTGCATCCGCTTTTGACGAAGCACCCCAGGCACGGAGGGACAGTAGCAGCCGGGTGGGATTTCCCTGACTGTCACGCTCCGGCCCAGGGTTCCCCGCCATCCGAGCCAGGAAGGACGCCCGACGAGGATTATCGCCTTTCTTCACCGGAGGTTTCAGGTTCGATCCTGTTGTCCGTTTGAAGTAGGCCCGACCAGCGGCGTTTAAGCCGCCTTTAGGATTTTGATGCGCTTTTTTTACCACGGGTTGTTGCTTTCTTTTTTGGAGCTGCTTTTTTCTTTGGAGCTTCTCCGCCTTCCCAGGCTTCATTTACATCAGGCGTTGATGGATCATCAGCGATAAGTTGGCCTTTATCGTTTCTAGCGCGTTTTGGATCATCGCCTTCCTTGCGATATACTCGAGGATCATCTTTGATTTTAGTCATGCTATATTCAAAAGGGTCGCTCTTTTTTTGGCAACTCTTTCGCCTTTCTCTTTTTCAAACTTCTTACGAGCGATCTGTCCAAGACGTTTACGCTCCGCCAGTTCTGCCGCTTTGCGCTGTGCTTTTAACTCCGCAGCCGTTGGCTGTCTGGGCCTGGGTGCCGCACGGCTAGGACTGTCATCGTTTCCGTATTCTGTTCGATTACTTACAGCTCTCCTAGCTTTTGTCCTCTCTGTTCTGGCATAATAGCTTGCATCCTTGGTTTGATATCCCAAACCCATCGCCACATCACTTACAGCCGTACCGATTGGGCCTCGACTGCTTGTATAGTTGCCCTGCGACGCCATTCGAGTGCCAGCATATTGCGCATAAGCTTCTTGCGTTTTTTGCTTTTGCGTTTGCTTCGGCTTGAATATAGCGCTCAGTAACATCTATGATCCGCCGCCCATTTTAGTTTTGGGTGCCATTCCTGGGCCTTCTTGTCGTGCTGGGGAGAATAACAATCTCAAACCGCCAGTGCGCATTAATCGTCTACGCTTTTGCAGTCCTCGCATTTCTTTTTTCTCTTGAGCTTCCGCCCGAGCTTCCTGTCGCTGTTGCGCTTCCGAAACCTGTGGTGCCGCTGGGGCTGGTGCTGGTGCTGGGTCCGCTCGACTACTTCCAAATCCGCCCATCTTACTTAAACCTCGCCATTGAGTAATAGTCGGCCCCCTCTGGACCAAACTTTCTTAATTTGCACTCTACCTCAAAATGTAGTGCTTTGGCAAACCTTAACGCTACCATATGTTGATCTTTTACAAATATCTGCATCCTAGAGATATCATAGTCATCAAATACACTCTGTAATGTAGCCCTAGCACCCACTAAAGTTGTCCTGGCGTGGTTATCCAATCCCTCCCCTGGAATAAACCAGCACTCGACCATATGCGGCCAGATCTGTCGTACCCCATAGCAAGCCACGACTTTACCTCGACCGATTGCAGTCCAGGACCAGCCGTGTTCTGAAATGTCGTAAATGTAATCCCGGTATCCAGGAATAACGCGCTCATACTCTTGTTCGTGCGGCCCGAGCTTAATCATAAACAGATGTTCGTATTGCAGCGGCACGATCTGTTCATCGGGGCGCATTCGGAATGTTGGGAGCTGTATCAGTGACATCAGAAGATATTAAAGTCTGTATTTGCAGTCATGGCCGGAGCCTGGGCAAATCCGCTGCCATAAGTCCCCCGGCGCAATCGACGTTGTTCCCCGCCGCCCAGCATCAGATAGCCAAACGCATCCCCGCAGTGTGAATGTTCGTTCTTAACTGGCGCATCCTTAAACCGTTCTTGCCCGGCGCCGAGCGATTGACGCTTGAAGAAGTAGCCGCCACTCAGAGATTTGCGCAGACGAATACACTTTTTATCGACCATCAGCCCAGGTTTTGAGTTTACCAGGCGTGACATCGGCCCCGCCCCAGCTTCCCGGCGTACCTGAAAGGCGTTACTTTCCGTTGGCTGCGCCTTGAAACCAATAGATCGCAAGTGATCGAAGGCCGTGACTTCATAGATCTCATCACGTTTATTACCCGCCGGGTCGCCCCAGATCATTATTTCATGCTTAGAATATCGCTCCGCGATACGGCCTAGAAGCTCTTGTCCAAATCTTTCCAGGCCCATATCGAACGTCACCAGCTCATCGATGATCCGCCACGATCCCGCCGTGGTTCTCTGCCCAAAGATCGCAGCCGGGGTTAAACCAAAGTCAACACCGATCTGTATCGGATAATATGGATCTACCTCAACATCCCCGGACATAAGCTCATCATCATACTCTGGCCATACGGGACGCCCCTCTTGGACAAATGTGTACATGCCTTGCGCATAACACCTGATCCAATCGGCATTCTTACCGCCAAGTAGCTGTTGATAGTATCCAGGCGGCAAATTGTTGCTGTTTTCCGCGTTGGGATTAACTTGCCACCATTTACCACCAGAGAATACAAATCCTTGCGCATCGGGGTTTTCCTTCGGGATATCTTCTTTCTTGGGAAGTATGACACCGCCAGGCTGTCGAAAGAATGACCAGGCAAACTTACCCGTGATCGGGTTTTTCTCCGCAAGCTCATGCCACCAGTGATCGCTATCCGGCGGGTTGGTATCCATCCATATCCCATACCATGTAGGACCGCCATCAGATTTCGTGGGATATCGCCCGACCCGGTGCGTCAATCCGTCAATAACTGCCTTCGGAAGCTCTCGAGCCTCGTTCACCCAAGCCCCGGTGAGTTCCAGTGATAGTAGTTTCCGCACATCTTGCGGCGAAGAAAGTGCCATAAAGATAACTTCACAATCGATCCCAGGGATATCACCCCGCGTAGGAATACGAATGTGGTGTGAAATCGGCGGCTGCCAGCGCATCGATCCCCAGGTATCCTCGGGAAATAGCTCTTGCCAGGTCTTAATGGTGGTCGTGCGCAGCTCGGGATATGTATTACGAACGATAACAAATCGGGAATAGCGGATACCGTCGCGTGGGCTAGGTCGTTGCCTCACTGCCCTAAGCATTATCTCGGCTGCACAGCCATAGGATTTACCCGATCCCACCGGACCCATCAAGCCCCTAACGAAGCTATCGTCATGTAAAAATTTCCAAACAGTCGGACTGTTCTCGAAATTCAAATCAAGGCTCGGGATCTCGGTCATAATCAAACTCTCCATCTAAGCCTTTACGCGCCACCATTGCATAGAACTGGACGCCCTCACTGACCAGAGCAACACGCTCGATCTCCTCGAGTGCCGCCTCTAAAGATCTAACGCGGTGAGAAAAATACATTGACGCATACTGCATATTCGCCGCAATCGGCATTTCATCATCAATTTTTATCGGTATCATCTAACACCTCGGCATACTCTGTGGTTGCCGGACCCTTCATATTAATCCCAACGATTGAGGGCTTATCGCTTTCTTTCTCTGGATTATCCAGGAATCCGGCAGCCTTTGCTAGCACCCTCAAGACAGCAACCTTATCATGTAATTCTATCGCAACCCGGCCATCCGGCATCGGCGTGATCTTTTTGATCGCCCTTAACGCATAATCCGGGATATCTTCCTGTTTCTTCATCGTACCATCAAGATTCATTATCTCAGTGATCGATGTGGTCCCAAGAGCTATTAGCTCCTGGGCAACGGCTTCCTTGTGGTTCTCTAATGTCTCACTCGTCTTTAATCGACGCTGCGCAACACGGATACCACCAAAGCGGCCAATCGGTGTTTGCCTAGTTCGAGCCATTAGAACGGGATCTCATCGTTCATGTCACCAGAATTTTGCTGAGAAGATTGTTGCTGTTTCTGACCACCGTCAGACCCATCATCCTCAAACAAGCTAATCCAAACTTCACCGTTCTCATCCTGCAACGGCAGCGCATTCAGCTTTATCCGCGTTCCCTTGCTATCAGACCATCCAATACCCAAACGTACCCAATCCGTCTTGTCCGGATCATTCCGGCGTTTCTGTGGCTGTACCACTCTCAATGTCTTTTTCATTGTAAACTCCTTCCTGAAAGTTTGTAGCTAAAGGTATCGCACACACCGTGGGAAAATTCCAGAAAATATTTTTGTGGGGGACTGCACATATACACGCGGGGGTGGGGGGCAAGGGGTGCCTGGTTGCGGATCGGCTCACATTCCATTTTGACGATGTTAGCGATAATAACGTATAATGTCGATTATGTTAAATTTGTTATTCAATGATATCAATGACTTAGCCATTTTGCTCAACCTCTGGTAGATCTGACTGCTTTCTGGAACAGGCTTTTCGCGTCCTGGTTGTAGGATCTGGCCTTCCTGGTGGTCACGCGCTCGACCGGGTTAGTGAAGTATCCGATCCCTCGAGCGTAATCCCGGTGCTTATCCCGGCAGTATTGCCAGTGATCCTGGAGGATCTTGGCCCATTTCTCCCGGGTCAGACCGTTCCTGATCCACGTTGACATCACATCGACATCACGATCATTGATAATTCTTGGAGTTCCAAAACTTTCAGCAGATCGCAAAAACATTACACAAAACTGTCTAGCCTCATCACTATAATTACTAATACCCTTATCGTTATATGGTTCGTTAGTGCAACCTAATGGTGTTTCACCCCCTGCAACCTCAGATGTTGCACCCCCTACTGAGTTATCCACAGGCGCTTTGGCTTTAGCTTTGAACTCATTGGCTGCCTGTCTGCGGTGTTCTTCGACTGTGATCTGTTGTCCGGCTGTGAGGTTTGCCTTGGCTTCTTCGATGTCCTTGGGCGCGTTCTTGAATACGACCTTGAGGGATTTGGTGGTCTGCCATTTGTTCAGGGCTTTCTCCTCGACGATGTAGCCGTACTCCTTCAGCTTCTTGACCTGGCGCCACACGGCTTGCCTGGATATGCCCAGCTCTTGTGCGATCTTTCCCTGGCTTACCCATGTCACGCCCAGGTAATCTGTATAGGTGCAGATCAATGCCAGGACAGAGAACGCAGAGGTTCCATGCAATCGATGGTCACGCACGGCCTCGATGGGAATGATGCAGTAGTTCCTAAGATCCTTGTTCTTTGCCATTGGTGGCTTCATTCATCCCACTCCACGCTCACCAGCATCAGCGGATCGCCATAACGTTTCGTTGCATTGATTCGATCCACCTGGGCATCATCCTCGAACACAACGCCGTTAATCGCGTCCAGAGCGATCTTAACCACGTTATCGATGTCTGGCCTACCTGGGACCACTTCCCCGCGTGTAGCGGCCTCTCTGCGCTTCTTAGACCATGATTTGGGGATCTCGAACTGTGCCAGTACATGGACCGAGCATTTCCCGGTTGCTGGTTCTAGCCCGAGATCTTGCATTGCATCGGACGCGGCTGCGGCTAATCGATGCTCATAATCCTTGGTCTTGGCTGGCGTGTAAGCCCGGCCTTGCCTGGTGAACCGTGGTCGGCCCTTGCCGATGGGTTGACCTTTTAACCAAAAATCAACTCTACGCATTGCGCTCGAGCCAATCGATCACATCGATCTGGTTTTCTTCGTGTTCCTGGTAATGAACCTGGGGGTTTGGTTGTGGCCGCCCTAGGTAATTTTCTATGAGATCTGTTAAAACCATTGCGGCTGATATTCCTTGGTTCTGCGCCTCATTCATAAGACGGTCCTTGATTGGCCGGGGTAATCGACAGTGAAAAGCTGTAAGGTTTTCAGATACTTGACGTTTAATTGGCATATTGTCCTCATTTTTTTTAGCGATACCGCTTGACCATAGAGATATCACTCGCTATATGTCTATATGTGATTTGTTTTTTACAGGAAGGAAAAGACATGGCAAACATCAAGAAAGCAATCGCGGCGTTAAAAGAGATGGGCGCTCCGTTGATCGAGAACGAGGACGGTGTGTTCATCAGCGCCGAGCAGAACTATGACAACGAGATCTGGGCTGACTATTACGAATTGGGTTATCCATACGTTAATGAAAAGATCGAGACTGCGCTTGATAAAAATGGCTTCTTTGCCGAGTGGGTAAACCCTGGCTTGTTAATGGTTTGTGAGGCGTAAGACATGGAGTTCAAGTTACCAGGCGGCGCTTTCATGGGTGGACACTGCGGTGTCCAGGCCGTGGCTGTTGTTGCTGGCATCAGCTTGACCAAGGCGTTCCGGGTGTTCCAGGAACACTGTGCCTTGGCACGGCAGGGGAACTGGAAAGGCGGCACTCGGTACGGCGATCGGGTCAAAGTCCTGGATAAACTTGGCGTCAAGTATGACAAGCTAGATCCCGCCCACACCAATGGCTTGACCTTGCAAC